CAGCGTGACGAACAAGACCAGTATGAGAATAAACGCCAGCAGCATTCTTACCACCCACAAAACCGATGTCAACCATGTCATCGAGTTCATTGTTAGCAGCAAGATAGATCAATGGATCTTCAACAGTATATGTTGATACATTGATATACGTTGTTTGACCACCGACATACAAGTTACCAGTAACATCCAAGTCACCAGAAATTGTACCGCCAGTTAGATTGAGTTTTAGATTTGCTTCAGCGTATGCATTATTGGCTTGTAGATATGCAGCGTTGGCTTGACCATACGCATCGTTTGCTGTCGTTCTAGCCGTATTTGCCTGAGCATATGCGTCATTAGCAGTTGTACGAGCTGTATTAGCCTGTGCATAAGCATCGTTAGCAGTACCGCGAGCAGTATTCGCTTGGGCATAAGCGTCATTCGCTTGCGCATAGCCAGTATTGGCTTGTGCATATGCATCGTTAGCAGTAGTGCGTGCAGTATTTGCTTGAGCGTATGCATCGTTAGCAGTACCACGAGCGGTATTGGCTTGCGCATATGCATCATTGGCTTGAGCATAAGCAGCATTCGCTTGATCGTAAGCGATACCACCACTGCTTCTTAGGATAAGATTGGCGTTTACACCATCATCGAGCAACTCGATTGACATCGAGTTGGTATTTTGTAGAAGTAGTTTTTTCTTATTGAGAGTTAGACCACCAACAGTAATTGAAACTGTATTGGCAGCGGCATTGGCTTCGCCGTATGCATCGTTGGCTGTGGCTCTGGCTGTATTGGCTTGAGCATAGGCAGAATTGCCAGTATTTCTTGCAGTGTTGGCTTGACCATACGCATCATTGGCTGTATCGCGAGCGGTATTGGCTTGAGCGTAAGCGTCATTCGCAGTTCCACGAGCCGTATTGGCTTGGTCGCGTGCAGTATTTGCTTGGGCATAAGCATCGTTCGCAGTAGTTCTAGCAACATTGGCTTGGTCGATAACGTTCAAGCCGTCGACTGTAACGATCGAATTCGCATTTATTGTATGTAAGTTAGCAACATTGACGTTACTAAGATTACGATTCGAATCGAGAATTATTGTGTTAGCAAGGTCGAGACCTGTCTTAACACTAAATGTTTTATTCATTGTCGCCATTTAGAATCTCCTGGAGCCGATTCTTGAACTAATCGGCTTTTATATTTAGTAAAATTTGCCCTTTTAGCTCTCTAGTGCTTGTCTGAGGAAACGAATTGTAATCAAATTGTTATTATCGTTGTCTGGGAAGAACTTCAATTTACACATTCCGCTTTCAATGACGAGAGAAAACACTCCAAGGGTATAATTTGTGATCAAAATGGCATATTCAGTCGTATAGACGGTCATACCATCGTGCATACAGAATAACTCTGTAGAATGGATACCCTCAACGCTCTTAGCCTGAATAACATATTTCACGGTAATATAATCAGATGCAGGGAATGAATCGATAACAACCTCAGAGTCTGAGGTTGTGGTAACAGTATTTGCAACAGTTACTGAAGGACCTACATAAGCAACGTTCGATGAGAAAGGAACTGTTGATTGAATGTAGCCATCGGCGTAAGAAATATTTGCAGATCCGATCTGAATTCCATCAGATCCGACATGCAGTTTGTTGTATCGAATAGAAGGTGTGCCGAGAGAAGATACATTATCAGTAGCAGGAACAATACTTCCTGGCACTCCAAATTTTATGGTCTGCGGTACAGAAGCAGGATTGGTTTCGATTACGACGTTGTTTCCAGAGAGGAAATTGATCGTATCGGTTCCAAGTGCAGTAAGTCTTAGAGTACCATCCACTTCCCAAAACTTGAACGTTGGACTTGAAACAATACGAACTGTACCGCTGCCGCGATCAATTGAATTGATAGTCGAATCGTCAAACTGAATTCGATTTACATTCGAAACCGTATTCGCAACATTATTGTTTGACGAGGTAACTTGTTGAATCGTAAGGTTGAAAACTGGACCTGATGGACCAGAAGGACCAGTCGGACCTGTGCTACCAGTAGGACCAGTAGAACCAGTGAGACCAATTACACCTTGGACGCCAGATGGTCCTGATGGTCCTTGCGGACCAGTTGGACCAGGAACGGTAGAAGCAGCACCTTGCGGACCCTGTGGTCCCTGTGGTCCCTGCGGACCTTGAGGACCAGTAGAACCTTGTGGACCTGTCGGTCCTTGGGGTCCTGCTGGCTGACTACTGCCAAGGAGATCTGAGAGTGATGTTGTATCAGTCATTGAGTGCTACTTTATTTTGTATATTTATTTTTACACCACAAACCCTGGTTTATATACTGTTTTACCATTTACGGTAACTGCAGTCAATTTTTGTTTTCTGTTTTTTCCAGAAGATGTATATGACGCATGCACCCAACCTGAATTTGGTCCTTCTTTTGGATCATAGAATTCTAAAATGATTTGATCAAAATCGCAATTCTCACTGACCCACTTGGCAAGATCTGGATTTGGCAGACCGTCAATTTCGAAATCTACAGCCTCGCCATTGCAATGCTGAGACTTAGAAGAACCACCAACGGCAGCGTTAAGAGCGGGTCCACGATACCCACTATTGATGCGCACAGGCTTACCGAAATGACGACGAACAGGCTCAAGTATTTTCTCACATACATTTTTTAGATTCTCTGCGTGTGCGGCATTTGGTGTATTATCAATTCTCTTGCGAATTGCTGTTTCTGATTTGGTAAACTCTTTTAGATTGAAGTGTTCGGATAACTGCATTTCTGCAGAAACTTTACCAGCAGGAACTGCTGCAGCTGCTGGAGCTGCAGCAACAGGAGCAACCACTTTAGGTGTTGCGCCAGCAGGTGCACTCAATTGGCTGTAGTACGTTTTCGTCTTAGCCTTGCGATCTTCCAAGCCGTGTGTACCACCATTAACTTTCTTACTAATGGATAATATCGCAGCATCAGTTACTCCTTGATCACAGATTGCCCAAAGTTTATTTCTTTCAAAGAAGAACATTGCAGATTCGAATGCTAACTCAGTCGCAACCAAATCTGGATTCGTCATTACATCTGGGCGATTGCAATACTTCGAAAATGCGAGGTAATTGTCTTTTCCAGTTAGTTGAAGCGCACCACGACCACGATATTTCCAACCATCTCCAGACGCTTCAGAACCATTACCCATACGTCCTGCATAAACACGATTAGCAATTTTTTCTGGCTTTCTTTCATATTGAGCAGCAACTGCATCTGATGGAAAATACTTTCCAAAAACGCCACGAAGCCCCTTTGCAGAATAGTTTAGATTCTCGCTGAATGCTTTGAACCCACCAGTTTCATGCGCTGTCTGACCAAAGAAGTGAGCAGCGCGTGCTGGTGAAAGTTTATAGAATGCAGCAGCGGCACGTAGAGTTCCTGGACCCCACGCGCCATCTGCTGTAACTCCGATCTTTTGTTGAAGTGCTTTCAAACTCATGATTCACCTCAAGCGATGTGATCTTCAACTTCTTCAACGAGTTCCTTTACAGGCTCAGGAAGTAGATCTTCTGGCTTTGCTGCAGCAGGTGCTTCTGGTGTTGGTGCTGTTGGAGCAGCAGGAACATCTGGCTTTTCTTGCTTACCGAGCATAATACCAGAAAGAATACCAGTCAAAAACGTAGCGATTGGTGTAATCAACTCAAAGAACTTTGCGTCATTTGGTGATTGGTTCATTGGCTGAGTTACAAAGATAAGTGAGTAGAGAACTACAAACACAATACCTGTAAGAGTAAATGCCAATGATAGACCGACCGTAAACTTCAATCGAGCCATCAATTCTGATTCAGTATAACGTGGACCCTTCAACATGATTATTCTCCTTTATTTTCACAATTACATTCAGCCGCTGGTGCAGCTGCTGGTTCTTCAACTGGTGTTTGCTCAACTTGCTCTACTTGTGTTTCAGGTAGACCATTTAGTTTATCATAACACATACCATCAACCTCACAATCAGGACGGCTGCATTCAGCCTTATCCTTATTAGCTGGATCTTGACATGGATATCTGTATGTATCCGAACATCCCACTAGCGTACATGATAAAGCGAGTAAAAATACTAACTTTTTCATTTCATTTCTTCCCGTGTTTCAAATAAAACATTGCGCCTGTCACT